GCCGGCCTTCGGGTCGATGTAGCGGACGAACACGTCCTCCTTGCCCTCCAGCTCGCGGATCAGCTGACGGTACGCGGAGACGCCGCGGCCGGCGCCGTTCTTCTGGCCGATGCCCATGCGCCCGTCGGGCTTGTCGCTCGGCAGCGCCCACTCGCCGACCGTCATGTCGGGCCACTCGCGGTAGATCCACTTGCGGCCGTCCGGCGTGACGCGCAGCCACAGCATGAAGTAGTTTCGCGCGCCGGCGGGATCGACCACCATGTAGTTCGTACCCTCCGCGGGGATCGACTCGGGCCGCACGATGTTGTGGTCGCCGAACATCGGGAACTGCGTCCCCTGCAGAGAGTCGGCCCAGCCATATGCGCGGATCTTGATCTCGTACCCGCCGCGGCCGCCGAGGGCCTTCTTCATGTTCTCCCAGTCGCTGTACGGGTTCAGCACCGAGTGGAACCACATGACCGCGCCGCGCTTCTTGCCGTGGCAGAGCGCCCAGTACGGCATCGTGCCGCGCGGCAGTCCCTGCACGTTCACCTGGTCGGCCAGCAGCTCCGACTTGAGCGCCTGCTGAAACCGGCACCCCGACACGAAGTCCTTCACCATCGGCGTGAACCCGGTCACCGGCGTGAACGTGAGCAGGAGCAGCCCGTTGCGGGTCACCAGCCGGTAGCGCAGCGTCTCGACCCAGTCCAGCGGCACCAGCTCGTCGCACCAGATCATGTCGACGTCGCCGCCCTCGATCACGTCGCGCTTCTGCGCGTAGTTCATGAAGAAGCACTGGCTGCCGTTCGGCAGGACGAACGTCGCGTCGGAAAACCCGTTCTTCTGGCTGTAGGCCACGTTGGTGATCTTCGTCTTCCGCGCGTGCTTCCACTCCGCCGGCAGGTACTTGAACACCACGTTCTGCTGCATCTGGATCGACGACTTTTCGGTCGTGTGCAGGCACCACACGCGGGTCGCCTTGTTCGCCACCAGGAGATTCACCACCCGCTTCGCCGCGTATTCCGTCTTGCCGGCGCGGTTCCCGCCGTTGATCAGCAGCTCGCGGTGCTTCAGCAGCAGTTCGTCGGCCTTCTTCCAGTGCTTCGGCTCGTAGCCGTGCCGGTACGGGTCGCGCTGCTCGCGGATGATCGCCTCCTCGCGCACCTTCAGCCAGTGCGTGACGTAGTCCACGCCCTTCTCGGCCACCAGCGCCCGCAGGTCGTCCTGCGAAGGCGCCGTCATCACCGGATGCGGGGTCAGCGTGATGCCCTCGAGCGGGCCACGCGGCGCGGATGTCACGACGTCGGTCATTCGTCGCGTCCGGCCTCGCTCAACGCCGCCCACACCAGCGCCGAGCCGCACACGATCAGCGCGAAGCCCGTCACCGTCAGCCCGAAGCGGTCAATCGTGAGGCATCCCCCGATGATGATCATGCCGCCCAAGCCCAGCGTGAGGCTGGCCAGCCTGTGCTCCTCGTCGCTCATGGCGTGATCTCCCGGTAGTCGCAGCTCTCGAGCACGCACAGCAGCTGGAACACCGCGAACGGGATCCCATCCGCGCGGCTCATCTCCACCGCCGCCGCCTTCGCCTCCGACGCATCATGGAAAATGCGGAAACGCCCCCCATGCCAGTACAGGAAGAGCGGATCCTCGTCCGGCTGCAGCTCGCTCGCCGGCCTCACCTGCGCGGGGCACACGATGTACCTCATGACGACGCCTCCGGTTTCTGCCCGCTCAAGGCCCAGGCGTAGCACAGCAGATACCCGTGCGCGTCCACCACGTTGTCCTCCTTCGGCCGATGCACCTCGCGCGCCAGCTTCAGCGCCACCATCATCAGGATCGCCTCCTGCGGCGTGATGTCGCGCTTCAGGATCGGGTGCAGCAGCCCCGACCACAGCTTCGCCACCTTCGCGTAGTCGTCCGCCGGGTTGCCGTAACTCTCGTTTCGGTCACCCAGCACCAGCTTGGCTGCGGTCTCGGCGTGGTTCATGACGCCTCCACCTTCGGCAGCTCGCCGGTCTCCTCGTAGATCCTTTTGATGACCTCGACCAGCTGCAGTTCGCTGCCTGCGACCCACCGACGCTCAAGCCCGCAACTGTGCGAGTTCTCCGAAATCACGTACCCGTTATCAACCGGATCAATATACACTCTCGGTTTGTCCATAAGTCACCACTTCCCAGGAAACCGCGGCTGCCGCGCAGCCAAGACGATGTTCCCGTACTCGCGCACCGGGATCACCATCCTCGGCGTGAAATTCCGCGCGTCCTTCACCCGGCAGATCACCTGCCGACCCTTGAACTCCACCAGGATCGCCTTCCGGTTCGCAAAGCCGTTCGCCACTACCATCGCCTCGTCTGACGTCCACCATCCGGGTCGGCCATGCTCCAGGATCAGCCCGTTCTGCGGCCCGCGCGGGATCTGGTCGTCCGCGTAACGGTGGCCCGCCGGCGCAGGTTGCGGCTCGTTTGGCCGATCTTCCTGCCGATCCTGCTCAGCCACCCCCAAAAGCCGCAGCGCTGCCTTTTCGCCGCTTTCCGAGAACCACACCGTCTTCGGCTTGCCCTGGTAGTCCCAGTCCGTACCCTGGCGAAGGTCGTTCTTTCTCCACCCCAGCAGCACCGACCTCGCCACCCCCAGCTGACGCGCCAAGTCAAACTCTCGGATTTTGGGAAAAAAATTGTGATGGGGTGACCCGTCGGCGTCCGGCGGCGCCGGGGTCGAGGCCACCCCCCCCTCCCCCCCTTTCGGCTGGGGAATTTCACCCGAAATCGGGGTCTCGGTCGCGGAAGTTGTTGCCATGTCGTCGGTTGCGGAAGTTAAAGGGGTGTTACTTAACATAATCACTATTGTGCGATGACGCTTTCGGAAGTCGCTGTAGCCGTTGCGGTTACGTTGATGGCCTCCGGTTCGTTGCGTTCGGACAGCTTCACCAGGGCGGTTTTGATGGCCTCGGGATCGACAGAATGGCGCACTTCGACCACCGAAACCGGCGTTTCGCCGAGCAGTTGGGCCTGTTTGTCGATCAGAATACCTAGCGCCACGGATAACCCCGGCACCTGGTTCGGTTTGAGGCCCTGCTGCGCCAGGTCGTCAATGGCCTGCTCGATGGTGCCTGCGGCCTTGTTGGCGATGCGCTGCAGGTTGCCGGCCATGTGCTTCTTGAAGGCGTCCGGCTCGCGGGCGATGAGCTGGTCGCGGATGACGCCGACGGTGGTGGGTGAAGCGCCGACGTCCTGGGCGATGTGAACGATGCCGAGGCCGCGCTTGAGTGCTTCCTCGATCTCTTTGCGTTTGGCGTCGGAGACGTTGGCTGCGGTGAAGCGCTGGCGATCCTTGCCGTTGGCCAGTCGGTCGCTGACCCGCTGCAGGGTTACAACTTCATCCACCTTCGTGCAGCTTGATGCATCTTCTGTCATCTTGATGCATCTTATCCGGCGAAATTTTTGAACCTACGGGAAAGTGCGTTAATTTAACGAAACCTAGATAACCTTTAATAAGTGGCGTGGTAATGTAACGAACGCTGAACAAGCGCGCTGGGTGGGCCAGGTGTCGCGGGTTTTCATCCTCCGACTCATTGGGCGCAGATGCCGACCCATCGGGGCGGCAGTCCTCTGCGCCCTAGTATTCTTTAGAATACCAGCCCCCTTCCTTAGCCCCCTGTTTTCATCCTATCGTCATCCTATCGTCATCCTCTGGCCTACTGACGAAAAAACCCCGACTGGTCAGGTCGGGGTGGTGGTGGTTGCGGGTGGTTTGGGTTTCGGAGGTCGTCCGCCCTTGGCTCCGTTGCGGCGTGCTGCCTCGGCCTTGGCGTCGGACTTGACCTTGCCGCCGGCGAGGCCGCCGAGGCGGCCCAGCGCGACGGCCGCGGGGTTCTTTTCGGGTGAGGTGGTCATTGTCAGTCGGCGATAACCTCGGTGGTTTCGAGCACGGCGTTATACCGAGTGCGAGTGTGCGCCAACGCAATGGTAACTTCCTGCGCCTCTGCTTTCTCTTGAACGATCTGATCGGCGGCGCTTTCGGCGAAATAACCACCCTCGCGAACGGTGTCGGCCAAAATCGCGATGAGCTGGCGCAGCTCGATGTCCTTTTCCACAAGAGCGGCGTATTCGGCGTTATTCTTGGCAGGAGAGTATTTTTTCATGGTCGTTGTTTTTGAAATTTAGGGTGATCAGGCGGCGCTTTTCGGAAACGGCACCCAGGTAGCGCACTCGGCCGAGATCTCGGCCTCGGCCTTGGCTTTTTGCGCGGCGCGGATCGCTGCCAGTTTGTTGGTCAGTTCCGCGCTGCCGCGCAGGCGCATACGAATCTCTGAGCGAGCCAATGAGGATAGCAGCGTCGGCCGATACTTCATCTGACTGGCGCGAAAAACGCGCGCGCAGTGGTGAACCTGTTCCGCAATTTCGAACCGGAACGTGTGCAGCATCGCGTCAAGCGTTCCGAACGTGCCGTTCGTGTCGTTTTGGAGGTTTGTGATGTACTGGTTCGCGATTTTGAAGGCGATGCGTTCGTGGACTTGCTGAACCGAGGAGCTGATTTTTTCGGAGGTCATGGTCGTTGTTTTTGAGGATGGTTTGGCTGACATCCTCAGAGAAAACCCAAACCGCTTTGGGTTACAACAACAAAATGTAAAAAACTTACGCTGACATCCTCTGCACCAATTCGTTGTGGCTGGCCCTCAGTCTGCCGACCAGGTGCTCGAGCTGGCCGACCTGGCGCCGCAGCGAGGCCAGTTCCGAGGCCATCCTGACGCGAAATTCGGCCTCCGACTCCTCGGGGGTATGCTCGGCACCCATCCACAGCCTGCCTGCCTTCTGGAAGCGCAGATGGCCCTTGTTTCGCAGGTAGTGGAACGTGCGCTTGGCCTGCTCGAGGTCGCACCCGGCGGTGGCCATGATGTGGGCGAGCACGGCCGACCGCGCGGGGTCGGTGTCGTGCCGCTTGGGCGGCATGGTGCGGAACTCGTCGCAGGTCATACCAGGAGACTTGGAGCGGCGGTTTTGCGCGTGGGCTTGAACATGGCCGGCCGCGCGTGCTCCCAGCAGATGCCGGCGCTTGAGTGCTGCAGCCTGATCTTGGCGGTGGGGTTGCCGTCCAGGTCGAGCATGCCGGCGCGGGATCCGCGCTTGGTGAGAGTCCAGGTGAAGACCGGCTCGTCGCCCTGGCGCTGCAGGACTGCCACCTCGCGCGCCCAGTTGGTGAGGTCGGCGGATCCGGCGCCGGCGTAGGCCAGGTCGCTGACCGTGCCTTTGGCCTGCTCGCCCTTGGGCGGTTTCGGCATGTGGTGCAGCCATACCCAGACGACGCCGGTCTCCTGGAGCACCGGGTTCAGCTCGTTGCGGAGCCAGCGGGACATGAATGCTTGGTCGGAGATGTCGTCGCCGGCGTAGGACAGGAGCGGGTCGGCGATCAGGAGATCCGCGCGGTGCTTGACGATGACGGAGCGTGCGAGCCGGACGAAGTCGGAGCCGGTCTTCACGGTCTCGTCGAAGAAACGTACATGCTGGTTCAACGTGTCCATTTCCGAGGCGTTGAACGACATGCCGCGGACGACGCCGCGGAATGCCTCGGCCATGTCGCCGCGGTCGTTCTCGGCCTGGATGAAGGCCACGCGGAGCGGGCGCACCGGGGTGATGCCGAAGAATCGCTTGCCGAGTGCGAGCGTCAGGCCGAACTGCATGGCGAAACTGGATTTGCCGACGCCCGACTGGCCCACGATGACGAGGGAGCCGCCTCGGCAGAGCCAGCGCTGGCCGAGGATGTTGTTGGTGTCGTGGTCGACGTTGTAGTCGAGGAGATCCTGCGGCGTGGTGGGTTCGGACAGCTCGGACTGATCGCGCCAGTCGAGCCATTCCTGCCACGTGGCGAGGCCGACGTTGAGGGCCACCAAACGCTGCTCGTTGCCGTCGCGCATGACGCCCGGCAGGCGGGAGAATCGGCTGGGGTTCTTGTTGGACTCGCAGGGGTGCTGGTCGGAGAGGTAGTCGTAGACCATGTCGCGGCGCAGCTCCCACTCGCGCTTGTCGGAGGCGTCGACGCGCACCCAGGCGTGCAGGCTGCGGCCGCCGGAGTCGATGATCGCGGCCACGGGCAGATTGCACTGGCGAATGATGGCCAGCTGCTCGTCCTTGGGCTTGTCGTCGAACTCGACCAGCACGTGGCGCCAGGCCGAGACATTGGAGTCGCTGCCGTCGTAGCGCTCGGGCAGGGTGGGGTTAATGCGGATCCACGCGCCCTGGGGCTTGCCGTCGAAGATGTCGCTTCGGTTGCCGGCGAAGTGCTCCTCAAGCCAGCGCTTGACGGGCATGAAGGTGCCGGAGTTGCCGGGCGTGTACTTGTCGCGATCCTCGTCGTAGTTGGCCTCGCAGGCGATTGAGACCCAGTCGGTGGGCTGGAACAGGGAAGTGAGGAACTTCCGAGTGGCTTCATAGCCGGCTGGCATGTCGGAGGCAGCGGGCTGCGGCGCGTCACGGCGCACGATGAACTTGCCGGAGGGGCTGACGCAGGATGGCCGGCGGTGCGGATCGTTCTGCAGCAGAAACCCGGCGGGCTTGTCGTGGGGCTTGCGGATCGACTCGTCGATCTTGTGGGCCAGCTCGCGCTCGCTCCAGGGAGGCTGGCAGCCGGCGTTGTATTCGCGGAGCAGTGACAGCGCGGCGTCACGCTGGAGCTGGAAACCGTGGGTGAGTGCGACGGCCACGCTGTAGGTCTGGGAGTGGCCGCCGGCGCCGGAGATTGCCGGTGGGCAGGTGGAGAGGTAGCGTCGTGCGCGGTCGGTGAGAGTCATGGAGGGTGCGGGTCGAGGTATTGCTCGAGATCGCGGAGGGTGAGGTGGACGAGGAGGATCTCGTCGTCGGTGGGTGGGTGGTCGGAATAGAGCAGCATCCGCATGGCCGTCATGGCCCGCAGGAGCAGACGCTGCTGGTGCCTGGTCTCAGCGCAGAGGTCTTTTACCATCGCGCAGGAGCTGCCGCTTGATGTCGCGCAGCTGGGTTGACGTGGGCTGGGGCAGCTGCGGCTTGCGCCGGAAGATGTGGTCGAAGTTGGAGCGGAACTGCTCGGAGAAACAGTTCCTGGGCGAGTCGCCTTTGCCGTTCATGGCGCGGCCTCCCTCATAATTTGTCCTCGCGGTCTGCATCCTCGTTGAATCGGTGTCGGTCGTTCATGCGTGCGCGGTGGTCGCGCTCCAGTTGATCCTCCAAGTCGCGTTGCGCGATGTGTGCCGCGGACTTGAGGAATTCCACGAAGAGCGCGTGCGCTTCGCCGGCGTCCTTGATGACTTGGCCGCGATAGTGGAAGCCGTCCTGCTTGAGTACCAGCACGGGATCGAGATGTCGCAAGCGGAACGTGATGTGCGGGTCGGACGAACCTTGTTCGCCGAGGATTGTAACGCTTTCGCTCACGGCTGCGCCTCCTTTCTTGCGGCGTCGATGTCTTTGCGGCACAGGCAACGGGTGACGCGCAGGTAATTGTAAAGCCACGCGCTTCCATCGTACTCACAGAGCCAATCCAGCCGCGCCTTATCATCCCGCAGCGCGGCGTACTCTTCCTGCAGCTTCCAGATTTTGCTCAGGTATTCATGCTGAAGCGTGCGCCTGGCCTCATTCTCCAGCTCCAGTTCGCGTGCGAACTGAAGGAACGAATCCGGCACGGCTTGAAAGCCGCATTTGATTTTTGCTTCAGCAGTTCTCGGCGTTTCGCTCATGGCTCAATCCTCGCTTTCACGTCGGCAAGTATTTCGCGGACATATGTTGCCAGTTCGATTTGCGAACGGAATCGGTCGTCGCCGTGCTTGATTAAATTGCGCAGCAGGTGATCCACTTCATCCACGGCGCTATATAGTTCGCCCGCGTTCACGGCGATGCGGTGCTCCTCGGTTTCCTCGGGCAGCGTAAACTCAAGCGTGGCCTTCATGACGCACCTCCGTTGTACATTCCGATCCGGCGCTTGCCCCAGAAGTGACGGAATCCATCGTCGATCTCATGTTTGATGCTCTTGCGGCGTCCGACGGTGGCCCGCTTCGGCGACTTCTTCTTGCGCGTTTTCGCGTCCCAGATCGTGGACGGCTTGTAGTCTTTCTCGTCGCTCATTTGCCGGCCTTCTTTTTCCAGTAGGACACGCGGCTGCGCAGGTTCTGCACGGTCACCTGCAGCTCCTTGATCTGCGCGGTCTGCTCATGCTGGTGATTCAGAAACGGCTGATCGCACCGCGGCATTTCGTTCAGCTTCGACAATTCAATCACCTTGTTGCTGAGCTTCATCTTGTCGTCCTCAAGCTGGTTTATTGCCTGATTCAGCGCGACAATCATGCGCATTTTTTCGTCCTCGCTGGCAAGCTGCGACGGCTTGATCACGATCAAGTCGAAGCGCGCCAGGGCGCGGTTGATGTAAGCTCTCATTTGGCTGCCTCCTTCGCCTCGGCCTTGGCCCAGCGGGCCATGCCCGACTTCAGCAGGTCGATTGCGGCCCAGATCTTCTCGCCGTCCGCGGCGTGGCAGGTGCCGATGTAGTTGGGCCGACGCATCAGGCCCTCCTCGTTGGTGTCGATCTTGTCGAGCAGGGCGAAAAGCCCCGCGGCTCCGGCGTGCATGTCACGGCCGGCCTCAAGCAGTTTTTTTGTCATGGGTGAAAAGTGGGTGGTACTTGTTGACGATTGAGCAGATGAGCGACGGGCTGCGCCCGTACCGCTTGCAGAGATCCTTTTGGCTCATGCATCCGCTGTGATAGGCGCGGAAGATTGAGTCGTGCTCGTCCTTCGTGAGCACGTTGCGGCGCTTACGTGGCGTTTTTGCGGTCTTCGGAATCCTGATGCGATGACGTGGTTCCGGCGCAGGTGGAGGCGCGTACTTGGCCATCAGGTACTCAAAGGTGCGGATGACGCTGCTGGCCTGGTTGTCCTCGCAAACAGGTCGAGCTGTTGTTCCTCCCAGGGAGTGTTCCGATGGCCGCATGGAAACGACGAGTGGATCAGTTGGACGATGTTCCTGGCCCAGCACGCGGGACAGTAGTCACGCGGCGCGGGCGTGGTTGGCTCGAGTGATGGTGTATCCAAGTTTCTTGTAGGTTCTGGCACGGGCCAGGAACTGGGAGTGCGCCAGCACTGCGCCGATGTCGGCGAAGTCGTGGACGACCCCGAACTCCTTGCCGGCATGCGGCCGCATGACGCGGCCCGCGCGCTGCTCAAGCTTCCCCGCGCTGCGCCCGCCGGCGGCTAGGATCAGCACCGAGGCGCGAGGCACGTCGAGGCCCTCGTCGGCCAGGCTGGTAGCGATCATGCAGCGCACGCTGCCGTCGCGGAATCCGTCGATGACCGCGGCGCGCTTCTTCTTTGGTAACTTGGCATGCGCCAGTTCGGCGCCCGGAATCCTGGCTGCCAGCTCCTCGCCATGCTCGACGGTTGCGACCAGCACCAGGATTGATCCGGCCTCGTTGCTGGCCAGATCCACGATTCGCGAATTGCGGATTTCGTTGTGCCGGATCACCTCGGCAGTGATCTGCCACCGCGCGCGGCGTTCGTGCTCGTCGCGGGACACAAAAGGGTAGCGGCGGCACCGGCGCTCGGTCTCAAGCGCCGTGGCCGTCTCAATCTGCTGCGTGAACTCGCCGGCCCAATCCAGGTCGTGGACGATAACGGCGCCCTTCGTAATGCTGCCTCCTGCCATCACTTCGTCGCGCGGGATGATCAGGAACTCGCGGAAGAACGCGCGCAGCGCCTGGTCGCGCTCGGGGTCATTGCTCCACGGCGTGGCGCTGACTCCCCAGATGATGCCCTTTGCGGCTCCTACGGTCGCGGCCCAGGTCGCCGCCGGCGTGTGGTGCGCCTCGTCGACGATCACCAGGTCGGCCCTTGAGCAATCGGGTCGAGCCGCCACGCAGTGCGCGTCAATCTGCAGGTCGAACCGCGCGGCCGCGGTGTACGCCTGCATGACCTGCTCGCGCGTGTTGGCCAGCCAGGTGATGCGTGCGCCGAACGGGAAGCGTCTCGCCGCGGCGGCCGCGGCCATGATGGTCTTGCCGGAGC